GAGTATCACACATGCTTACAAGCATGTGGATGGATGGACACAACGGATATGGTAAATTAAAGATTCTCCCAACACCAATGGGAAAATTAGTAGAAACAATGTTACAATCAGGCGTAAAATTAGGCGTATCATCAAGAGGATCAGGCAACGTAGACGAGGCATCAGGGAACGTATCAGAATTTGATATTATTACCGTAGATGTTGTAGCACAACCATCGGCTCCAAATGCTTACCCAACCCCAATATATGAAGGTCTCCTTAACATGAGACATGGTCATAAACTTGTTGGCGTTGCGAAAGCGGCAAGAGAAGATGCAAGAATGCAAAAACATCTTAAAGAAGGAGTGATCCGGTTAATTCAGGATCTTAAACTATAAGGAGAACTATTATGTTAGATGTAATCAAACAACTCCTTGACAAAGACTTGGTAACTGAAGACACTCGTGCCGCTATTCAAGAGGCATGGGATCAAAAGTTAGCGGAAGTTAAAGAAGAAGCTAAGACTGAAGTCAGAGAAGAGTTTGCATCAAGATACGAACATGACAAGTCCGTTATGGTAGAAGCAATGGACCGACTAATGAACGAACAACTGTCAAAAGAAATTTCAGAGTTTGTTGAAGATAAGAAACAATTAGCGGCCCAAAGAGTAATGTACAAAAGAGGTGTTAAACCACACATGGAAACACTTCAAAAGTTTGTTACTCGTCAACTTGCCCAAGAGATGGCAGAGTTACAAGCAGATAGAAAATCAATGGCAGAACAAGTTAAAACTTTAGAAGGTTTTGTTACATCATCACTAGCTAAAGAACTTAATGAGTTTGAAACTGATAAAAGATCTGTTGTAGAAACTCGTGTGAAACTAGTCAAAGAAGCAAAAGAAAAATTTGCTGAGATTAGAAACGCATTCATCAAAAAAGCAAGTAAAATTGTAGAACAAGTAGTAAGTGAGAATATCACAAAAGAGATGACTCAATTTAAAGAAGACATCAAAACTGCTAGGGAAAACAATTTTGGACGTAAGATATTTGAAGCATATGCTTCTGAGTATCTAACTTCTTACCTACACGAAACGTCAGAAATTCGTAAGATGCAAAAACAACTCGACGAAGCGACACAACAAGTAGAAGAGAAAACCAAACTTCATGAGTCAGCTACGATTGAAAAAGAAAAAATCGAAGCAAGACACAGAAGAGACAAAGTTCTCAACGAAATGTTAGGTCCACTTTCAGGTGATAAGAAAGACGTAATGGGCAATCTGTTAGAAACTGTTCAAACAGACAACCTTAAAACTGCTTTCAACAAGTATCTTCCACATGTGATGAAAGATGCAAAAAAAGCTTCAATCATTTCTGAGTCAAGAACAGAAAAAACAGGCAACAAACAGGCAACACCACAGGCAAAAGAACAAGATCAGGATGTAACAAACATCCGTAAATTAGCAGGTATTAACTAAGGAGAAAATTATGACATCCCAATTGCTAGAACACAAATGGCAAGAAACTAAAGGCGCTTTAATGGAAGGCGTTGAGGGTTCTAAAGCCAAAACGTTGGATGTGGTCCTAGAGAATACACGCAAATACTTGTCAGAGCAGGCTACTTCCGGCGCTACTTCAGCTGGTAACGTGGCAACTCTAAACAGAGTTATTTTGCCTGTAATCCGTAGGGTTATGCCAACTGTGATTGCTAACGAGCTAGTAGGTGTACAGCCTATGACTGGCCCAGTTGGTCAAATTCACACATTGAGAGTTAGATATGCTGACACAACAACAGGCGGTGCTACAAACATCGTTGCTGGTGACGAAGCATTATCACCTTTCAAAATTGCATCATCTTATTCAGGGAACGACAGTTCACCTGCAAAAGGTAGTGCAACAGCAACTTTAGAAGGAGCGGCAGGTAAGAGATTAAACGTGCAGATCCTAAAACAAGTTGTTGAAGCTAAATCAAGAAAACTATCAGCAAGATGGACTTTTGAGGCAGCTCAAGACGCTCAAGCACAGCAAGGCGTAGACATCGAAGCAGAAATCATGGCGGCACTAGCTCAAGAGATTACTGCAGAGATTGACCAAGAGATTCTTACATCATTAAGAGCTCTTGCAGGTTCTGCGGCAGCTGCTTTTGATCAGTCTGCTGTTTCAGGTACAGCAACATTTGTTGGTGACGAACATGCGGCATTAGCTGTATTGATCAACCAACAAGCAAACTTAATTGCTCAAAGAACAAGACGTGGCGCAGGTAACTACGCTGTTGTTTCTTCAGAAGCATTAACTGTGTTGCAATCTGCTACAACTTCTGCGTTTGCTAGATCAACAGAGGGTGTATTTGAAGCACCAACTAACACTAAGTTTGTTGGAACTTTAAACAACTCTATGAGAGTCTATGTAGACGGTTATGCAGCTACAGGAACTGATGTACTAGTAGGTTATAAAGGACCATCTGAAGCAGATGCTCCAGCATTCTACTGTCCATACATTCCGTTGATGTCTTCAGGCGTTGTGCTTGATCCATCTACATTCGAGCCAGTAGTAAGCTTCTTAACTAGATACGGTTATGTTGAGTTATCAAACACAGCATCATCACTAGGTAATGCGGCTGACTATCTTGCTAGAATTAGCATGTCAAACATCTCATTCAAATAATTTTATATTTGAATATTAGAGGAGGGGCCATTGTGCCCCTCTTCTCTTGAAGTCAATAAATACTTCATATGAAGATCATTCAAGCACAGGATAAATTAATTTTACGAGCAGTGTCCCCAGATGGTGATACTACATCAGGTGATTTACTTGTTGCTTTCGCAGAAAATGGCGGGTCTACAGGGGTAAGAATATCTAATCTTGAAGTTGAAACCCAAACAGTTTTAAATTCAACCACCACCACACTTGAAGATTCTTTTTTAGAAATCAACAGAAATAACTCAACAGCAGATGGTGAAGATGCTGGTATTTTCTTTAATAGGGGTTCTATCGACCATGCTTTGTTTTACTGGGACGCAAGTGATGATAACTTTGTGGCAGGCACAACCACTCATGAAGCCACAGTTACAGCAATATCAAACATTACTCTTGGCCAAATAAAAGTAGCAACAACACCAACTAATGCTAATCATGCGGCCAGTAAAAGTTATGTAGACGCCAGAACAATAACAGTTAGTTCAGATGATTCATCAGCAATTACGGTAGATCTAAGCGGAGACACAGAATTAGTTTTCACTGGCGGAACTAGTATTACTACAGATACAACAGCAGGTGGAAATGCAGTTAATATAAGTGTTGATGCCGCAATGACAGGCATCAACTCAATCACATCAGGGTCCGGCGAAAACTTAACACTTACGGCCCAAACAAATCTAGTCAAAGTTGATGACATATTGACGTTTAATTCAGAGATAGGCGACCCATCAGCTGCCGCTGTGACAAAATTATATGCGATATCTCCGGGATTAGGCGGAACAGGACTCAGTATTATCCATAGTGGGATAGGTGGAGGTAACCCTTCAGAGTTAATGGCATTGGATGCAAACATTTTGAAAATATTTGGTGATGATTCAACAACAATGGAAGTTGAGATTCCTGAACAAGAATTTCATATTAAAGGCGGCAATGGAATCACAACATCCACATCAAGTACACAAACTTTAACAATATCTTTAGACAGTCAATTATTAACTGTGAATGAATTAAGTTCTACAGATTCAACTGGCATCACAATTAAAGATGATTTACTTTTAGCAGGCACACTAAGAGCGGAAGATTCAACAACTATAAGTGTTGATGGAGCACTAGGAGTATCTGGTGCTATTGCATCTGGGGCTATAACTTCTTCAGGAGTTGTTACAGGAACAGGATTTACAATAGGATCGGCCGCAATCAATGAAACTGAACTTGAAACAATTGACGGAGTTACAGCAGGCACAGTGGCGGCAAGTAAAGCAGTTGTTGTTGATGCTAACAAAGATGCCGCATCGTTCAGAAATATTACAGCAACAGGTACAGTGACCACAGCCATTCTTGATGTTAACTCAATACAATCAACAGATTCGACCGCAGTAAGAATAAATGAAGGCCTTGATGTTATAGGAACGTTGCAAGTTAATGATATATCAGGAATTGATTCTAGTGCAATACAAGTCAATGAAGCTATTAATTTAAATGGGGCAGTTCAAGTAAATTCAACTGTTACATCTACAGGTAATATAACAACATTAGGATCATTTGTAATTGGGTCTGCATCAATGGATGAAACAGACTTAGAAAAGTTAGATGGTATTACAAATGGTGCTGGTGCAGCCAATAAAGCAGTAGTGCTAGATGCAAACGCAGATATAGCTTCAGGTTTAAGAAACATAACAACATCAGGTACAATCACATCCAATGCAGGTGTGGTTGTTGATAACATTACAATCGATGGCACAGAAATTGATTTGTCGACTGGCGATTTGACACTAGACATTGAAGGTGATCTTATTATAGATGCAAACGGAGCTGACATTAAATTACAAGATGATGGAACTGAATTTGGAAGAATAAGCAGAGTGTCTTCCGACCTTGTTGTAAAATCAATGGGAAATAACAATGATATTTTGTTTAAAGGACTAGATGACACTGCAACAATTACTGCTTTACAACTTGACATGTCAGAGGCAGGCAACGCGACATTCAACGGAGCAATAACACATCCTGGGGCAACCATAATGACACCAGTAGATGATTTAGCAACATCAACCACTGCGTTATCCTTGACTGCTACTGTGCATTCACTTGCTGTGGGCGAAGGCGACTACACACTTGCCGCAGGTTCGGAAGGACAAATTATGCACTTTGTGATAGCAGGCGGTGACTCTGTAGTTGGAAATGTTGCGAACACAAAAATTACAATATCTCAGGTGAGAGATCCAGATGATGGTGATGTGTTGGCAACTTATGTGTGGAGTCCATTCATAGGAAACCAAGCAGGCGATTCAACCACACCTAAAAGAACGTTGGCAACCTGTGTGTTTGCAAATGGTGCATGGAACTTAGATCAATACAACGATATCACTTAATATTTTCATACAACATCCAGTCGTACATATTTTCTATTTTGTGATCTTCAATATCAAAAACTCCAAAGTCATCTCTTGATACAATTTTGTTATCCTGTATGTTATCTTTTATATCTAAAGGGTTTAAATTTAAAGTTGAGCAAATGTGTTTGTAATCTTCTTCTAGCGTGTCAACAGATCTTATTTTTAAATCGGATGCTTTAATTGTTTCATACATTGTTTTGTCATCTGTGACAGGCAAACCAAGATACTTTGTGTGCAACCATTCACATATCCAGTTTGGTGGCATCAGCATCTGCCATTCGAAATAAGTCTTGTTTATTCTGCCATGGTTCCAATCATAATTGTAGTGTGATATGTCACGTTCCCATGGATTGCGTATCCATGTCCAATGTTCGCCTTCATACGTGTGATCAATTGCGTGACCCATGTATATTGTAACATCACGCAGATCATATGACGAGGCATGTCCTCTGTGTCTTGCAAAAGTTTGTTCATGCAAAGAATGATGTGGATCATAATCAGGATCGTCTTTTAATGTGTAGACCCAATCTTTACCAACTGCATTGTATTTTACGCACACAGAACCTGATGCCAATTCACCTAGGTGCTCATGCATGATCATCCTACTTTGCAGTGTCGATCCAGCACACTTTGGTACATGGTGAAATACGTATTGCATAGTTTGATTATATGGCAAATACATATTACAGTCAATAAGATCAAATGTGTTAAATACACTCATATATGACCAAACAACGCATTCAAATAGGGATTGAGAACTCTGGTACCGGTGATACATTAAGAGCCGCGATGATAAAAATCAATAACAACTTTGATGAGTTGTATGATTTACAAGGGCAAGATTCAACAGGTAAAGCCATTGACATAAATGGCAATACCATAAGTTCTACATTTA